TATTGATACGTACTCGGATAATATCGACTTCCCTTTTTGTGGGTACGGATATTCAGAGCATGAAGCGACACAAGAGGCAGAAAGACAAGCGAGAAAACAATTTAACAGCCGTCAGGAGGGCGTATGAGTAATGATGCGTCGAATGACGTTAAAGATATTAACGAGGGCGGAAGACCATCAAAGCTGACAGACGAGCTAATAGAAAAGGCTAGGCTGTATATTGATGATTTTAGAAGTCACGGCGATGTTATTCCTACCATTGAAGGACTGGCTTACTATTTAGAGATAGCAAGGTCAACCTTGTACACTTATGAAGAAGCTGACAGTAGGTTTTCGGACATCGTAAACAGAGTTCGTTTGTTGCAGGCAAAAATGCTAATTAACGGCGGCTTAATGGGCGACTTCAATGCTTCAATCACCAAGGTCATGTTAACCAAGCATGACTACAGCGACAAGCAAGAGATTGACCACAAATCAAGCGAAAATTCAATGAAGCCAACTGTCATCGAATTGGTAGCCCCTAAGTTTGACAATGAAAGCTAGTATCGAGCTACCACCTAAGCTAATACCTGTGTTTACAGGCCAGGCACGTTACCGCGGGGCTTATGGCGGCCGTGGTAGTGGCAAGACTCGAACCTTTGCATTGATGACAGCTATCAAGGCTTATCAGTATGCAGAGTCAGGCACTCATGGCGTTATATTGTGTGGCCGTGAATTCATGAACTCGCTTGAGGAGTCGTCACTTGAAGAAGTGAAGCAGGCGATTAGATCAGTTGACTGGCTTAATGACTACTTTGAACTAGGCGAGAAGTACATACGCACTAAGAACAAGCGTGTGAGCTATGTGTTCGCAGGCTTACGACATAACCTTGACAGCATTAAATCTAAAGCACGCATCTTGCTTGCATGGGTTGATGAGGCTGAAACAGTATCAGAAGTAGCATGGCAGAAATTACTGCCTACTGTGCGTGAGGATAATTCAGAGGTTTGGATAACCTGGAACCCTGAAACAAGGGAGTCAGCCACCAATCAAAGATTTAGAGAAACGCATTACTCTACCATCGTAGAAATGAACTACACGGACAATCCGTGGTTTCCTGATGTACTAGAGCAAGAACGCTTAAACGACTTAGAGCGTTTAGATGATGCCACTTACAGGTGGATTTGGGAAGGTGCTTACCTTGAGCAGTCAGAAGCTCAGATATTCAAAGATAAATACAAGGTACAAGAATTTGAGGCACACCCTACATGGGACGGCCCTTACTTTGGCTTAGACTTTGGTTTTGCCAATGACCCAACAGCGGCTACTAAGTCGTGGATTAATGACGGCAACCTATATATTGAGTATGAAGCTAGTAAGGTCGGTCTTGAGATTGACGACACTGCCAAGTATTTGATTGACAGACTGCCAGGTATTGAGAGTCACACAGTTTACGCAGATAACGCAAGGCCTGAGTCTATCAGTTACCTAAAGCGCAATGGCTTGCCAAGAATTAAGCCAGTTAAAAAAGGCAAGGGTAGCGTTGAAGATGGTATTGCTCACCTAAAGGGCTTTAAAAAGATAATCATTCACCCACGATGCACGGCAACCGCTCAAGAGTTTAGGCTATACAGTTATAAGACTGACAAGCTAAGCGGTGACGTGCTGCCTGCTATTGTTGATAAGCATAATCACGGCATAGATAGTTTACGCTATAGCCAAGAGCCAATCATGCGGCGTGGTGTAGGCAATAAACAATCATACGCTTGGGCGGGCAAACGTACTTATTGAGATTAGACATGAGTTTAGTAGATAAAATTACACAAGCATTGACAGTTAAACCGCTTGCCAAAGCTGTGTCTAAGTTTCGCGCAAGTAGCGGCGGCATGATGTACACAGACCAAGCAGTTAGCCGTTATGATGCTTTTTTCGACAACTTGATGCGTGTTGATGCTGACGAGACACTAAAACAAGTTGGTATGCAAAGGCATCAACTATCAACACTACTTTATGATGATGAGATTGATGAGAAGGTAGAGCGTCGCATTGAGAGCTTGACTCAAGCGAGCTATACATTAAGTCCAAGTGAAGGTGATGAGGCGTTATTCGTTTATGATCAGCTTAACAAGCACTTAGAGAGCCTGGTCATCGCATCAATGAACGCCAAGCTATACGGCTATAGCGTCTGTGAGATTGTTTGGGATAAAGAGACGTACAAACGAACAGGCATCATGCAGCCGCTTAGATTGACCGAAAAGCCAATGCAGTGGTTTGAGCCTAAGAATGATGGCCGCCTACTGTTCTTTGCTGATGATATGTTTGCACCGGTTGAGGTTGACACCAAGTACAAGTATTTATTGCAGCAGCACAGAGCCACGTTTGACAATCCAAAAGGTAAGGCGCTGCTAAGCCGTATCTATTGGCTATGGTACTTCAAAAAGAGCGGGTGGAAGTTTTGGAGCAAGTTTCTTGAGCGTTTCGGCAGTCCGTTGCTCATTGGCTCAACCTCAAATGACCCTGCAGAAATGGTTTCTGCATTAGCTCAAGCACACAGCCAGTCAATCTTTGCCATGCCTGATGGCGATAGTGTTGATACTATCTCAAGCAGCGGCAATGGTGAGACGTTTAAAGCGTATGACGATGCTATCAACAAACGCATTGCCAAGTACCTGCTAGGTCAAACACTGACAAGCGGGGCAGATGGCGGCGGTACTTATGGCCAAGGTAAGGTGCATCAAGAGCAGCAAGAGATTATCTTTAACAGCGATAAAATGTTTGCTACTCGCTACATTAGGCAGTTTATCAACCTGATTTGTGAGTTAAACGGCATTGAAGAAGCGCCCTGGTTTAACTTTAAGGCATTCAAGACGATTTAGCTGAGCGTGATGTTAAGCTGACCAACCAAGGCGTTGAGTTTACCCGTGAATACTACGAGGACACCTACGACATTGAGTCGAAGTACATCAAGGCAGTCGGTGAACCTAAGCAGTTAAACAAGCCAGTATCTAGCACTGCAATGGCTAATCTAGCATCTGATTTAATGGCAGCAACTACTAAGTTTACGCCTGAACAAGAGCAGTTAGAAAAGCTATCAGAATACGCTTTAAATAGCCGTACACAGCCGATAGACCCTAAAGCGGTGATATCTATCGTTAAGGCATCTAAGGACGCTGACGAGCTAACAGAGCGATTGTTTGACATGGTAGGCAATAATCTTGATGAGTCGGACTTTACAGCATTAGTCGCAGCGGTTAATCAAGCGGCTGACATTCATGGCATGGTTGACGAGACGGTGGGTAAATAGTGGTATGATGCTTATGTGGCTAGGCTATGCAGACCGAAAGTCGGATTACACCCCCGATTGTCACAACTTATAGAGTGTTTTATTTGAATAGGTGTTAATGATATGATAGTCGGATATGTAGTGGCTTGTAATGAGGGTATCTTAAAAAGATCTGACTTTGGGTGGTCTAGGTATCATAATAATACTGGCTTAATAAATAATGCCAAGATTTATGACCGAAAGGATAAGGCCCAAGAAGATGCCGATGAGATTAACCAGCTTTACGATAATTATTATTATGAGGTTTGTGAAATTGTGGTTGGTTGCGAGTCTATACCAAAAAAAGAGAGTCCAGACAAAAATAAAGTACCAATAGCGTCCGTTGAGTATGGGTATAAACTAGCGCAAACAGATTGTTGAGTTGCTTTAAAAACTAAAAAAACAAGACCTCACCTAACCGTGGGGTTTTTTATTACCTAAACAAAAGTGATGACCATGAGCGACAAAATACTGATAGACGCAATCGCCTATGCTTTAAGTCGTGAAGTCGTGCCGTCTGACGAGTATTATAATCGCATGAGCGGTATTCAAAGGCGGCAAGCGGTATCAATTGCCGGGCTTGGTGAGATTGAGCAGATTAAGTATGTTTTAGATCAGGTCAACAAGTCACTAGCAGATGGTAAAGACTTTGACGAGTTCAAACGCTCAGTGAAGCTAAAAGACATTGAGCTGCCCGAATATAGACTAAAGACTATATTTCAGACCAACGTACAGCAAGCGTACTCACATGGTCGGTGGCTTGAGCAGCAACGTAACAAGCAGGATAAGCCATACTTGCGTTATGTTGCCGTTAATGACAGTCGCACTAGACCAGCTCACAGGGCATTGCATGGCACAGTAAGGCATATTGACGACCCTTTTTGGCAGTCACACACAGCTCCTTTGGATTTTAACTGCCGCTGTAAAACAGTAGCCCTAAGCGAAGAAGAAGCTAGAGAATACGGCATTACTAGCGATGATGATTTGCCTGATGTGAAAGTCGCTGATGGTTTCGGACATACGCCTGAGCAGTACAATAGCAAGATGACGCAGCTTGTCAGTGATAGAGTCGCTGAGACGATGATTGAACACTACAAGCAGGCGACAACCATTGGTAAGATTAGAAACAAAGTGACTACTGCTATCGGTCGGTTTTTGAAGAAGCCAATTGCTAAGCTCGCTGCATTGATTGTCGCAGCTAAGAAGCTGTTAGGGATTGATGATACAGAAGATTAAACACAGCCCGCCATTGAGCGGGTTTTTTAATGGGTGGAGTATGAGTGATTGGAAGCCATGCATAGAAGAACGGTACAGAAACAGCATTTCAGATATTGCTGTAGGTAATGCTTGGATAAACGTACAGGATAACCAGAGGCCTGTATTCGATAGTATTGATGACTTGTTCGTGCGTTTTGTTGTTGACGGAGAAATAATGGGAGTAACAATCGAGCAATTCTTAATGTGGAATAAATTAGACGATAGCGAATAACCGCCCTAGTTGGCGGTTTTTTAATGCCTAAAATTTAGGAATAACCATGAATTTAGAAGCACAAATCAAAAGCGATATTGAGTCGCACGAGTTGATGGCCTGCTATGACTTGCATCGCTCGCTTAGTGCTATCGACTTTAAAGCACTTGCTAACAGTGACAATGCCAATGATGCAGGTTACAGCGTTGAGGGTGATGTTGCGACTATCAATGTGCGTGGGCTGTTAGTGCCTAAGATGAGCCGCGATTATAGCGACTACGGCGTGACTGGCTATAACCATATCACTGA